CGTTTATCCTTCTGCCTACGCTAATGCTTGGTTAGTCCGAGAATATAAAAAGCGTGGTGGAACTTACAGAGTGGAGAAAAAGAAAAGTGCCACAAAGAAGAAAAAGTAAACCTAATCCGAGAGCCAAAGGTGGTTTAACACGTTGGTTTGAGGAGAACTGGGTTGATGTAAAGACAGGTAAACCTTGTGGTCGCTCTAAAGGTGAAAAACGTGGTTATCCTGCCTGTCGACCAAGTAAACGTGTATCAAGTAAGACACCTAAGACTGTAGGAGAGATGACGAAAAGTGAGAAAGAAAGGTTTAAACGTGAAAAAACTGGTAAAAAGAAGATAACCTATCAACATAGGCGAAAAAAAACTACTAAAAGGAGTAAAAAATGACTGAAGTGACACCAG